GAAGCGTGTCAGCATTGACCCAAGCAGTTGTGGTTAGATAGTCCCCGCTGGGGTTGTAGTGCGCCGCTGTGAGTCGATCCGCCGACCCGTCAAAGTCAACGCACCTGCCCGTATACACTCGCGCCATTGCCGCGCCGCGTGCCAAATCGAGACCGCGTGGGAGTTGGGGGCGGTTAGGTCGAAACAACGGAGAGCCGCTGGCCGTAGCATTGTGGTTACCAGTCGAGTCGTTGAAGTCTGCCGATAGTGAGTAGAATGCTTCCAATGTGGCGATTGCCGCATGGCTCGCATAATCGGACGCACGCATAGCTTGACGCACTTGGTCTTCAGTTAGGCTTGAAGTGAAGAGCGCAACGTTGGCCAGGTCGCCTTGCCAGTCTCCCGAGAAATAACCGCCAAGGTTAATAATTGGGGTGCCTGATAATGGGAACGTTTGAGTATGAGGCGCGGTGCTGTCGATTCCGTTGATGAAGATCTGAGAGTTACCCGCACCCGGTTTAATAACCAAAGCAATATGATACCAAGTGTGAGGGTCGCTCTCGAAAATTCCTGTGGTGTCCATCCCGGATATACCGTTGTAAGCATATACCGCCGGATTCGATACACTGCCGTAAAAGGCTATGCTCACTCTTCCGACGCCAGACACACCGATATTGACAGCATGATTAGCTCCGTCTGGTTTAACACTGCGAACCCAAGCGCAAAGCGTATAGGTCTCACCTAGCGCTAAATCAGCGCTTGCCGCCGTCGGGGCATAATCGGACGTGGTTGGAAACGTCGCCGCACCATCACCACAAAATTTAGGCTCACTCCGAAAACCTACATCCGCCGTTAAACCCCGCCTAGGATAGCTTCTGGCTATGTCTTTGGGCATTACCATTTTAAGACATATCCGATCCGACTAGGTGGCCGTAATAGATTGTCGCGCCGTCGTTGACAGCTTCAAGCGCAATGCGATCTACCTCGCCAACCGCTGTCGAAAGCGTTGGTTCAATATCGGAATCCCACTTGATAGTTGCTGGCCAGGTGATCGTTCTGCTACCGCCCGTACCCTGTACGATATCGAGAATCACCGACTTCCCTTCGTCGGTGTCTGGTCCGTTTGAAAATGACAACGTGGTAACAGACGCGTTCAACGTGAACTCTTGAAAGTATCCGTTGTCAAAGTCTACGGACATAGACGATCCACTGATTGTCTCAGTATAGAAATCAGCGGTTCCCATTTTGCCACCGCCTGCGCCGCCTTCTGTTGCGTCTGCAAAACCTACCATCACAAGGCTCCTAATCTGACACGCACAGTTGCCTTGTCACTAGAGGTAGGCGAGCCCGTCGCAACTAGAGACGAGATCCGCACTTGCTCGCAGTTGATCGGAATGTTCACCGCGTAGTTCGTCGATGAACTAGAAACCTTTGTATAGGTTGCGTCTGATAGTGTCACAACGCCGGAAGCGATCGCGGTCGTTTGTACTTTGTGCCACGTAGAACCATTGTCTTCGGTTGTCTCGATTTGAAAAGTGACACCGGTTCCCGCTGCCCTAGTGTATTTGACGAAGATTGTTAGTTGGTCAAAACCACTAGTCGCAAATTGATTCGAGTTGGTCGAGCTATTGATCGCGACGTCGTCAAGTCCGAGTTTCGCCGCGCTGATTTCTTGTTGACGGATCGCGCCCATTACATTTCTCCAAATGCGAAAAGAAGAACGCGCCCCGTTTCCGAGGCGCGTCTCAATATGAACCTTAGCTTGGGTTGTTACCGAATACCCAACGCCAGTCTTTGAAGCCGTATGAGTTCCGGTAGTAACCACCGACGCGGCGTGTGCCTGTGAACAGGTTACCGTCGCCGAATTGCTCAAGCGGTGTGCGCTGATACCAGATTAGGTTCTGTTTCATTAGGCGACTGTCCGCCATGAACCATGCGTTGGTGTCAGTCAAGAAATCCCAAACTGCGAGATCGAACCGTCCGTTGTAGAAGTTCGCCACGCCTGCGTTCTTGTTGTCTTCGGTTGAACCGGTAGAACGAACAATCTCAAAAGCGGTTTCTTCTAGGTCTGGTGGAACGATTAGCATATTAGGACGAATCGCCAACTTCTCTCCGCGATAGTTGGTGAAGTTCCGCATTGCTAGACGGGTGGTCTGAATTCCTGAAAGCCCACAAGTTTCTGTACCTGTGTTACTTTGAGAATTGCCGCCGTCGCTGTTTACGTGCGCAGCATTGAACAAAGACTTGCCGTCTTCGCCAGTGTGAGACACGCCAGCAAAACCGTCGTTGAAGATCTCAGCGGCTGTCTTCTCTTGTGAATAAGCAGCCATAATCCCAAGTTGAGATCCAATCTCTTGAAGAACTCCGTACTCTTCGTCGTCAATCAGTTCACGTTCAACCGCGACCTGCTTTGCGTATGACTTGTGAACGAAGTCTTTCTCAAATTGCTCAGTGATTTGATCTTCCGCCGCTGCCTGTGTGCGTCCCTTCTCTTGGTACTCACCTAGACCGCCGATAGATGCGGATCGCTCACGACGTCGGTTACTAGTCCGAACATCAAAAAGCATTGGATACATGAAAGGCTCGTCAAAGAACGATTCAAACATAACGGACGAAACGACTTCGTCCAGAACGAATTCCATATTTGCGCTGGTAATTGTAGCCATCTGTTAGCTCCTCTCGTTTTGAGATTAAAGAACGTTGCTTGTTCTGGCGACTGGCAAAGTGAGATTCTTCACAAAGCTAGTTGATTGCCGGAAGTCCATCACTACGATGTAATCGCCGTCGTCGGAACCGTCTTGCATATCAAGTTGGTTCTGAGTTGCGTCGAGATCACAACGTCCGAAGAAACCAATACCAACGGCACCGGTCGCGCCTCTCAAAATGATAATCTTGGAATCGGTTGAAAGATCAGTCTTGAACTTACGTGCCAAAGTGAGAACTTTAGCACCTGCTTCGCCGCCGTCTTCGTCGTATGCTGCGACAACGTTTACCTGTCCGGCTCCCGTTCCCTCATAGACATAGATCAAGCCACCGATCGCGTCGCTGTCAGCGCCAAGACCAGTTGTCAAAGTGAGACTTGGAGTAGCTGCGTTGTAGGCTGCGACAGTGTCGTCATATTGACCGTTAAAGGTTGATTTGAAAATCGGACATCCAGCGGAAACGAAAAGAGTACACATAACGAGTGTGTCATCTTCGGTCGAGCCGTCCCCGGCGTTGTAGTCCTTTGGTACTGGGAAGCCTGCGCTTGTAGCACTTGGAACCGTAACGGTCTTGGTTACTACACCGATCGCGCTTGCTTCTGAATCGCCCGCTTTTGCGACAAGTCCGTTTGTCATTTTGACAACGTCGCCGCGATTAAATGTGACGCCTGGGGTACCAGGCAGAAGAATCGTTTCCTCAGAGTCGAGGGAACGAAGGCTTTCAAAACCTTGTGTGGCAGTTGCAGTCAATGCCATTTTGAGACTCCTTTATCTACGGTTTAAATCTCTACCTAAAAAGTTATCCGATTCGCAAAACCAACATTCTGCAAGTTCGGAAGAATCTTCAATCGGAGCCGCGCATTGCTGGCAGTAAATAGACCGTGTCTCTGTCTCAGTGTTCACATCAGAACAAGACACGCGATCCGGTTGATATAAAGGCTTGTTCGCGTATTGCGACGGATAGATTTCCCGCACGTTGGGTTCCAGTCTACCGACTTTGCAATATCGAACAACCTTGCGAACCATGGTTTACCTCTCTACTAGTCCCTTCGCAGAAACGTTTGTGATCGGTTTCTTTAGCATCCTATCATACATTTCCCGAACTGGGACAAAGAATTTCGTCTGTCCCGACTCAGGGTCCTTTCGCACACTGAGACTCCGTAACATGCTATCATCACGCATGAGGTGTTCGTCAAGGATACGGCTAGCTTGCGGTGTTGGCTCGTACTCATTTCGAGACGGAGCACGACGCATCCCACCGCCAACGGGTGGCGGCGTTGCTACCTGCGCTTCTGCCTCTGGCGTTGGTTCTGGTTCTGCGTTCTCAAATTGCGCAGACTCTTGATCAACCAACGTTGCCCAATCTTTGAGATCTAGCTTCTCGCGTAGTGGCTCAAGCTTTGCGCGGTTTGCTTCCGGCAGATTATCAAATCGAGATGCGACACGACTTCGCTCCGCTTGCTCAACCTCAGCAAGTTTCGCTTTGAGACTTTCAAGTTCTGCGTCTTTCTTGCTTAGTGTGTCGCTCATTTGCGATTCTAAGTTTCTGAAGGCTTCTTCTTTTTCACTTTGCGATTTGCTCGCCGTTTCTAGTTTGCGCGTCTGTGATGATAGTTCATCGACGCGTTGTTCGCTTTCGCGCCATTTGCCGCGATAGTAATCCAAGTCTTTTTCAATCTGGGATTTTGCGTTGCCTTGCTCGCTCATGTTCCCGCCTCCTAAGCTAGAATGTTAGGATCACCCGGAAGGCGATCCGTTCTCATGTTGATATTCGCGCCGCTCTTAATTAGTGCGGCTCGCTTCTGTTTCGCGCGGTTCTCTTTGATCACGCGTTGTCGTTTCACCTTGGCGTCTTTGTATTGTCGCGAATTGAAAAAGTCTTTCTTGCCGCTTGCGTTCAATCCGTCCGGCATGGTTGGCATAGGCGGAAGCTTCTTGCGTCCTACCGTATCGAATCGACCTCCGGAAACCATTGGATTTACTACGGTTTCTCCCATGTACGGGCTAGGCAAACTGAGACAACGCGACAAGGTTTGTTCTGTCTCACAATGCGAGCAATCATCGACAATGGTCTTAGGTGGCTTCTCGCCTTGCGGGAACTGAACCACATGTTCAGTCACGCCGTCGCACTTTGAACATTGCCAGTCGTAGTTTCTAAACATCGTGATCCCCCACGGCATGTTTTACCCTTGCCCGTATAATATCACAATAGGACGGTTCGCGCTCTATGCCGTAGCATGAAAAGCCCTCTAGCTGTGCTGCTACAAGCGTTGTGCCGCTACCGGCAAATGGCTCTAAGACCTTGCCGCCCTTTGGCGTAATGAGACGCAGCAACCACCGCATAAGGTTAACAGGCTTAACGGTTGGGTGATGATTCGCAACGTGCGACGCAGTGCGTCCAGCGCCCGCGCGCGGGTTGTTCATACCGGCAGATCCCTCTTTGCGACTCACTGCGTCAGCACCGCTCATACCTTGGAGATCGTCGCAGCCTTGTTCTTTCTCATTTCGCGACGGCTTGGAGCAATAGTAGATGTTCGCTGGCCAACGTCCATTCTCTTTGAACATATCCCAAACTTGACCGGGGCGAACGCTTCTCAAATTGATATTTGGCGTGCTTTGTTGTCGTTGCTTTGCGTCTAGGTCTTCATGTCCTTGCGGACCCGGCCACGCTGGATCTCCAAATGGGATCCGCGTTGCGTCTATGTTCAAACCACCGACGCCCCATTTTGAGAAGTTATCGACAAGCGTACCCTCTAGCGGTTTGCGTGCTAGGATCGCGGGTTCTTGCGCTGGTTTTAAAGCGGTTCCCCACCCGTCCCACTGTTTCGCAAGATCGGACGCGGGCTCTGTGATGTCCCATTGCCCGGCGTAGTCGCCGAATGCAACTTTGCCGTCTTTGGCTTTACTTGCACCGAAGTTCGCCTCTTTGCCTACAACCTTGCGTTCAGCGCCTACGGACGCGTCAAACGCTTTCGAGATGTCCATAGACTTTGGGAAGCCTTGCCATTGTAGCCACGATATCAAATCGCGAATCTCAAAACCCGCGTCTTCAAGCGCGACGGTTAGACGGTGAACGGTACGCGTTGCGGCGAAAGCTACGATGTGCCCGCCAGGTTTCAAAACGCGAAACGCTTGTTCTGCGAAGTCTGAGCCAGGTACGGAGCAATCCCAACCTTTACCCATGAATCCGATCCCGTATGGTGGATCGGTGCAAATTGAGTCGACAGAGTTGTCAGGGAGTTGTGATATCGTTTCGATACAGTCAGCACAGACGACCGTCTGTGATCCTATTTCGATCACTTCCCCTTTCGTAGTTTCGGCTTGTACGATGTCCGGGCTTTGGTCCCAGTCTTCTTCGATCCCATTTTGGTCGTCTTCTTGGAATACTTCGGCATCGTCTAACCTCTCGTCTAGATCTGAGATCAACGCGTCAAGGTCTGACATCTCAAACCCGGACGCATTGAAAAGGTCTTCACTCTCTATCTGTAGCGCGTTGAGTTGCCGGAGCAAACCCTCTTGATCCCATTCTGCTAATTCCGCAGTCCGGTTGTCTGCTATCGCGTAGGCGATAGCTTCCGCGCCTTCTAGTTCAGATCTCAAAACGCGAATGGTCTTCCAGCCTAACGCCTTAGCCGCTGCCATGGTGCCGTTACCGGCAAGCACGACACCACGACGATCAACCAAGATCGGTCGCTGTTGACCAAACGCGTTCAGACTATCTTTGATCGCATCAATGTTGCGGTTGCTATGTCTGCGAACATTTGACGGATCAAAGGATAGTTCTGAAATTGAGATTTCTTCTATATTGTTCAAATCTTACGCTTTCGAGGTAGTCCATGTCGATATTCGACTTGTTCAGTTTGCGACTCTTCTCCCGCTTCAGAAACTGGAGTTTCGTCTTGAGATTCAACATTTTCACTGTCAGCCATCATTAGTCTCCCTGTTAGCTTGTCCCATAATGCGCACGGTACGTCTACCCTCGCTAGTTTTCATTGCATCATTTACCGCTTCTTCTGACTTGTCGAGGTTCATTTGTGAGACTCGACGTCTTGTTTTCTTGCTTCCTTTGAGTCCTGTTGCCGTTTGTAGCTTCTCACGAAAAAGCGGTTCTTGTAGTTCAGATTGAGATTCTGCCGTTGAAACAGGAACCAAACGACACTTGCACGTAGAGTCCCAACCTTGCAATTGATGAACGGTGTCTGGCGTCTTTCCCATTTCGCGCCACTCTAACATTGAGCGCGTTTGACCGTGTAGAGGTAAACAGACGTGGCACGTTTTCATGAGTGTAGCGATCCAAGTGTATTCAACGTTACCGGCGACCGCCGCTTCTACTTGTTCGGATAGTTCGGGATCTGCGTTAGCTAAAGCCGATTCTGCGACTTCTTCGATATCCAGATCGCGTAGCAATTCGCGAACTTCTGGATCGCTCACTAGGTAGCTAATCGTCTCGCCTTGACGCTCCGCCGCCATGACTGACGAACGCGCCGCGCCTACCATGCTTCTCACGTACTTTCCGAATATGGGACCGTCGTTTAGAAGGTCTTCTTCAAGTAGACTCATCAACACGTCTTCACTCATTCCGGACTGAATCGCGCGGCGCATGAAGGTTTCGACATCGATCCCACCTTGCGAAATCGCACGCTCGACCAACGTTTGAAAGATTTCGTCGTATCTTGCCACGCTCTACCTCGGCTTCTTGTTGTTGATCTTCTTGGCAACTCTGTTGAGTGACTTCTCAATCTGAGCCATGTACAGCTTAGAGATCGCTTCCATTCCCTTTTTAGAAACGGCAAACCATCCAGTGTACCCGCGTTGCTGAAGTATCAACCCTATGTCTTTTGCGTCTTGATTTGAGAAACCTACGACAACACCCGTGTAGCCTGTTGTAGACCGGGTTTTAGTGAAGGCGATCGGTCGGTACGATCCGTTGCCTTTCTGAATGAACCTATGCGAAATAGGATCATCAACTAAGGACCTAGATCCACGTTGAAGTCTTCTTTTGCGATCAAGCGTACTTTGAGCGTTACGCTTGATCGGTGAGCCGTCCGCTTGTTTACGGTTTACGATGTTCGAGATGATAGAGCGTTCTGCGACTTTAGATACACGAATCCAGAAAGGCGAAGGAAACGCCAACAACGACCGCGCTTCAAGTTCTAGTTCATTTGTCCGAACTTCTATCTTCATCACTTGTGTTTCATTCTGAGTCTGGCGAAACTTGCGCCAGTCTCGTAAGCTTTCGTCGTCAAATCTGTTAGTTCTTCCTCTACCGCCATTGCGACTTGTTCCATTGCTGAAGTGACGTCGCCAGTATCCAAAAGCGCCTTCTCAATTTGCTTCTTGATCACACGCTCGACGATCTCTTTCGATTCGTCCATTAAATCCTCGATGATGTCTACTTCATCATGTAGCAAATCGTGGAATGACATTATCGATCCACCGGTTCAAACGGTAGACGGTTTGATCTCGTTCTGCGAATAAGATCACCAAAGCGTCCCGCTTGTTGCTGTTGAGGTTGTTGAGGTTGTTGAGGTTGTTCGCCTTCCATCATTGGCTGTCCCGTTTCGGGATTGATCATACCTTCAAGGTTAGCTTGTGCTGGCGTTTGGTTTGCCGGTTGCGGTGCGAATTGTGTATTGATTTCAACGTTCTTCTCAATTTGCTCAATCGCTTCATTTAGTGAAACGCCGTGCTTCTCCGCGTAGAGATGCGCGGGAGTTGTGAGGTTGTAAGAAACGTCTGTCTGAATTTGCTTCGCTTGTTCGTAGACGTTCTGGAAGAGTTCAACATTCGCAAATTTCACATCCATAATCAGCCGCGACGCGTCTTTGCTAAGAATCCCTAAGTGAGACAACACCGCGAAGATGCGCGGCCACGCTTCGTGCTTTTCAAGGTGAGTCAATCTGCGAATCCGCTCTTCACGTGCTTCTAGCTTTGGCAGCATGTCAACGTACTTAGAGAAGCCCGATCCAGGAATCGATTGATCCATGTTGAAATCGTTTGGCGATAATCGTTTTGCGACAGCCAGATTCTTCATAAACGATTGAATCAATTGGACTTGTTCGGTGTAGTTCGTCGCGGCGCTAACCATGTCGAACGATTCGTTGATGTCTATAACAACCGGGAACCGCACACCGTGTCGTTGTTTCGATTTGGGATCACTCGGGTTCATCACCCGCTTGACCGGTACCGCGTGCCCTTGAAAGCGCACGTTATCGAACAACACCGACCACATGATGTTGATTTCGCGATTTGCTAAAACCACTTCGGGATCTGTGTGAATGATTAGTTCGCCTAGCGGTTTGCGCCTATGCCAAAAGGTGAGCATTTGCCCCGGCTGGACTTTCGCTTGCGGGTCAATCTGAGAATCCACGCTAGGCTCTACGTGATCCCACGCGTAGGGGTTTGGATGTCTCGAAATGACTTTGTCGAGTTCATCCGGCGCGCGGCCTGTGTAGAACACAGTCTCTTGCGGCGTTATCATTGCAAACGTCCGCTTCTGAGACTTGCTCACATCTTCGTTCTGGTAGAACAATTCCACGCAAAAACCGTGGTAGTCGGCTGGATCGGCTGGATCCATAAACGCGGGATCGTCTGGCGCAATTGGATACACGTCGTGTGGCAACACGATCACTGGTCTCAATTTGCCATGCTTCGCTTGATACCATACGCACGACGTCCCTAGTAGAACTGACAACCGCTCGTTTTGGTGCATCACTTCGTCGTAAGTTGATTCAGCTAGAGCACGTTGAAGAATCGCAGTTTGCTCACGCGAGAAATCCGATTCTGAACCGTCAGGCTCTTTGAGCGTTCGCAATACAGGCTTGTTGTAGGCAGTCGCCGCTTCAGCAAGATAACGTTCGGTGAGCGGAATGGTACACGGGAAAATTTCCTGTCCGGCATCGCCGATCATAGAGCTAGGGAATCTCAATCTGAGTTCCTGCCTAGTGTCGTCGAATTGCTTATTCTCCGCGTATTCAATCGCTAATTCGTACATCTTGCGCATCTGCGCATGGTTGTACGATTTAGCCTTGCGCACTTGCTTGTTGATTTCCTGTTCTGCGAATGGCTCAAAGAGCATGGTCTACCTCTCAGGCTTGCGGTGCAACTTGCGCCGCTTTGGGCTGTGTCGTTTTGCGTCGCTTGCTTGAGCCTTGCTCAGTTAGCTTCTTTTCTAGCGTCTCTATGTAGATCTCACTTTGCGAAAGAATGTTCTCTAGTTCATCGATCTTCGTCTCTAGTCTCTCGACCACTTCATTTCTCAATCCGAGAAGCGGTTCTTTGATTTGCTGCGCTACGTATTCCGGGATCTCTTCCATCCTATCAGGAACACGCGCGCCCTCGAAAGAGATCTCAGTTTGAGAATTGTTAGAAACCAATTTCAGTGTACCGTGTAACTTTGTGAACTTCATGCTGCCACCTTGTAGCCTGTGTTTGTTGTTTTCATTATGGGATCAAGTTCTCTCAATCCCGAAGTGAGCCACATGCCCACCGCCCAATAACGCAGCGCATCAACGCTGTGATCTGTAAGTCCGTCTTTGAATGGTAGGTTTCCTACCGGTTGCCCGTGTTTCATTTCCGGATACCGGTATCCTAGCAAGTCTCTCACGATGCCGCGAGCCTTTGACTTTTCCATGTCTTCTAGGCGTTTTGCGAATTTGATTCGAATGGGCGATTTGAGATTCTGATCACCTAGTAGTGTTCTAGTCTTATCTACGCCAAACGGAATCGCGCGGAAGATTCCTGTGATGTATCTAATTGGTGTGCGTGATCTCGTTCTGATACCGCGAAGCATTGTGACTGTATCGATACCGATCGCAGATTGAGTATTGTCGGCGGCTGGGTCGCACCATATCTCATCAATCGGCCAACCTCTGTTGTTTACCATTTCAACACACTGAGCGTCGGACATATGTTCTGGCATAATCTCGTCAAAGACGACCCATTCCATAGGCGCAACTTCATGGATCCAAAGATACGCGCTACGTCTGAAACCGGGATCCACGGCTAGATAGGTCTTGCGGTCTAAGTATCGTTTTGGGTTGTACTCTATCGCGTGGTCGGAGTTGTAGAAATCAGGATCTAAGGACTCATAGACGGCACCCTCTAAGATTGTGAAGTAACCGTCGATCACGGCTTTCTGCAATCGTGGGCTGTAGCTCAATCTGAGATTGTCGATAAACCCCGGCGCTAGGTTTCTCTCATTCTGCGACGTTGGCGCAATGATTAGCTGTCTGCCTCTTTTGCTTGTGTTGAACTCTTCCGCCATCCAGTGCATTTCGGGCGTAGACGCAAACGCGATTTGCGGCTTGTCGCACTTTGCGCGCACACGTCCAAGCGCGACCTCATAGGTGTGTTGTGGCCAGTGCCTAAGTTCATCACCTAGTAGCCATCCCACATCGAGACCGTCGATCGAGTCCGGGTTAACGGCTGAACGTAGGAAGACAGGCACGCCGTCTCCAAAGTCCAGATAGCATTCACCTTGACGATCAACCACTTGCGGCATCTTGTCCGCTGGCAGACTGAGTCGCAGAATGCTCATTAACCGTCTGAACGAGATCGCCCACAACGATTTGTAAGATTGCGAAATCAGCAAGCCGGGAACGTTTGGGTTGCTAGCTTTGAGTTGTAGCAACTTGAGAGCAAGCGCAGTTGTCTTGCCTGAGCCGAAACCGCCCGACATTAGGATCACGGGTTCTTGGGATTCCAAGAATTGCCGCTGTCCTAAAGTGAGTTTACTCTTCGGTACTGAAATCTTCATCTTCGTCGTCGTCAACCGCGAACTTGATCACAACAGGCTTGTCTTCTTGCACACGTTCGTTCGGTGCAACTCGATACATTCTCTCAATATCAACGCCCAACTTGAACAGATTGACGATGTCTGAAGTTCGCATTTTGCGAAGCTTCTCTTCATCATCAAACATCTTAAGACCTTCAAGACCTTTCATCTGTAGGCCCATTGCGATCCTAATATGCCGCTTCGCCATTTCTTCGCATTCTGCTAATTCCGCATCTTGCTTTCGTTTGTGTTGTTCATCGT